GCCCGCAACGAAGCACTGGACGCTCGCGTGTACGCATACGCCGCGCTCCAATCACTGAATGTCGTATGGGCGCGATTCCGCGACGTTAGTCCTCCCAGTCGGGAATCTGCGCCCGAGACGCCGGTGGCGACGACCCCGCCATTGGCGCCGCCGGCGTCTCACCCCTTGTTGCCGACGCCGAAAGCGGCGCCGCCACCAGCACGCAGGCCGCGAGGCGGCGGCTGGCTAAATAGCTGGAGATAAGATGGCCAACCTGTTCACCGTTGCCGATGGCGAGCCTTCGCGGGTAGTCGCCGGCGACACCGTGATCTGGCGCCGTGCTGACCTGTTGTCCGACTACCCGTCGGCGTCCTATTCGCTGCACTACCGCGGTCGCCGCGCAGGCGATGCCACCGCGTCGTTCAATGTGTCCGCGAACAACGACTACCAGGTCACCGTCGCTGCTGCCGCCACCGAGAAGTGGACGCCCGGCACCTGGCACTGGCAGGCGTATGTAACGCGCACCAGCGACAGCGCCCGCGTCACGGTAGCCGAAGGCACGTTTGAGGTTGTCGCGAACCGCGCCACCTCGACGGCGGACCCGCGGTCGCACGCTGCCCGGATGGTTGCAGCCATCGAGGCGCTGCTGGAAGGCAAGGCGGCCGACGACGTTGACGAGTACAGCATCAACGGTCGCAGCCTGAAGAAGATTCCGGTGGCCGAGCTGCTGAAGTGGCGCGACCGCTACAAGGCCGAGGCGCTGCGTGAGAAGGCGGCAGAGGACATCAAGCGCGGCTTGGCGACGAGCCGCAAGGTTATGGTGCGCTTCACATGAGGCTCCGCGATCTGTTCCGCCGGCGCCCGAAGCGCCGCTCCTATGAAGCCGCCTCGACAGGGCGGCTTTTTAGCTCTTGGATCACCAGCACGAAGTCAGCCGACAGTGACATTCGCTTTAATCTGACAGCGCTGCGCGCGCGCAGCCGCGAGCTTGCGCTGAACAACGACTACGCGCGCAAGTACCTAAAGATGGTCGTTTCCAATGTCGTAGGCCCGCACGGCATTAAGCTGCAAGTGCGGTCGCGCGATGCAAACGGGAAGCTGGATCAATACGCCAACAACCTGCTGGAGACCGCGTTTTACGATTGGGCGCGCGGCCCTGTTACGTCTGACGGCCGCCTGACATGGGTAGACGCGCAGCGCCTATTTATTGAGACCGTGGCGCGCGACGGCGAGGCGTTCATCTATTTTGTGCACACTCGCAAGGCCGACAATACCTACGGTCTGCAGCTTCAGTTCCTCGATCCCGACCTTGTGGACATCGAGAAGAACGACACCGCGCAGAACGGCAACGAAATCCGCATGGGCGTCGAGATCAACGCCGCCGGAAAACCCGTTGCCTATTGGGTCTTGTCGCAGCATCCATCCGACTACCAATACGCCAAGGACACCGGCGGCCGGCATCGCCGCATCCCTGCCGAGGACATGCTCCACTGCATGGTGATCGACCGCGCCGGGCAGACGCGCGGCGTGCCGTGGATGTCCACCGCCATGACGCGGCTGAAAATGTTGGGAGGATACGAAGAGGCCGAGCTTGTGGCGGCCCGCGTGTCGGCCAGCAAGATGGGCTTTTTCACTAGCCCGGATGGCGAAGGCTACACCGGAGACGGGCAGCAGGGCGGCGTCACCGTGACGGATGTGGCGCCGGGGCAGTTTGAGCAACTGCCGGCCGGCGTCACGTTCCAGGCTTACGATCCGCAGCATCCTTCGACGGCGTTCAGTGACTTTGAAAAGGCCATGCTGCGCGGTATCGCGAGCGGCCTGAACGTCTCCTATACGTCGCTGTCTAACGACCTTGAAAGCGTGAACTACAGCAGCATCCGGCAAGGACTGCTGGACGAGCGCGACCACTGGCGCGTGACGCAGTGGTGGATGGTCGAGCAGTTCTGTCAGCGGGTTTACGACCGCTGGCTGCTGCGTGCGATGGATGCCGGCGTGATCGCGCTGCCTGACGCCAAGATGTGGAAGTGGCGACAGACAATCTGGGTGCCGCGTGGCTGGCAGTGGGTCGATCCAGAAAAGGAAACCAACGCGCAGGTCATCGCGATTAATGCCGGCCTGATGACCATGACGCAGGCACTGAGCGAGCGCGGCCTAGATATCGAGGATGTCGTCGCAGAGCGCGCCAACGAAGCCGAATTGCTGGCAGCCGCCGGCCTTACCAACACGGATACGCAAGATGGATCAGCAACAGACGCCGCCGGAAGCTGACGTTCCGGCCGTAGAGGAGCAGGCGGTCGAGGCCGCGGTTCCCGAGCAAACCGAGCGCAAGATTACTGCGCCGCTGACGTATCGCAACCTTGCGGTCGAGCGCAGCGCGGTTGATACCGGCACGCGCACCGTGACGCTCGCTTTCAGCAGCGAGCAGCCATACGAGCGCAGCTTCGGCATTGAGATTCTAGACCACGAGGCGAGCAGCATTGACACTGCCTTCATCGGCAGCGGGCGAGCTCCGCTCCTGGTTGACCACGATCCTACAGATCAAGTCGGCGTTGTTGAACGGATCGACATTGGCGCAGACCGCGTGGCGCGGGCTGTGGTCCGCTTCGGGAGAAGCGACCGGGCCAACGAGATTTTCAACGATGTCGCTGATGGCATTCGCGGCAACGTGAGTGTCGGCTACATCATCGAGGAAATGCAGAAGACGGGTCGCGACGGTGCCTTGGATGTGTACCGCGTTACCAAGTGGCAACCCCTCGAAATCTCAATGGTCAGCATTCCGGCCGACACCTCTGTCGGCGTGGGCCGTGCTGCCGAAATCCAACCTACTGAAATCGAAGTGAGAGAAGCAACCATGTCTGATAACACTCCCACGGTGGACCTGACCGCCGTTCGCGAGGAAGCCGCGAAGTCCGAGAAGGCGCGCGTTTCCGAAATCCTGTCGATCGGCTATCGCCACAACGTGCGCGACGATGCCGAGAAGGCCATTAAGGACGGCCTGTCGGCTGCGGAGTTCCGCGGCGTTCTGTTCGAGAAGGGCGTGAACAAGCCCATCGACGCGCCGGCGGCGGAGGTCGGCCTGTCGCAGAAGGAAGCGAAGGAATATTCGCTGTTCCGCGCCGTCAACGCGATGGCGAACAACGACTGGTCGCAAGCTGGTTTCGAGCGCGAGGTTTCCGCCGAGATCGCCCAGCGCATGGGCAAGTCGCCGCGCGGCCTGTTCATCCCGGCCGATGTCTTCAAGCGCGACCTGACGATGGGCACCACGACGGCGGGCGGCTACACGGTCGGCACCCAGCACATGGGCAGCGAGTTCGTTGATGCCCTGCGCGCCAACATGGTGCTGCCGGGTCTCGGCGCCCGCTTTATGACGGGCCTGAAGGGCAAGATCAACATCCCGGCCCTGAATGCCAAGACCACCGTTGCGTTCGTCGCAGAGAACAACGCGCCGACCGAGGGTGCGCCGACGTTCCGCCAGATCGCGATGGAGCCGCGGTCGGTGTCGGGTTACGTCGATATGTCCCGCCTGCTGCTGCAGAACAGCGATCCGTCGGTTGAAGGCATCATCCGCAACGACCTGATCCGTCAGATCGCTGCGAAGATCGAAGACGTTGCCATCGAGGGCGGAGGCTCCAACGAGCCGACCGGCATCCTTGGCACCAGCGGCATCGGCTCGGTTGCTCTTGGAACGACCGGCGATGCGCCGACCTGGGACAGCATCGTGAAGCTGGTGGCCGAGGTCGAGATCGACGACGCGCTGAACGGCGCCGCGGCCTTTTTGACCAACCCGAAGGTTAAGTCGAAGCTGGCGCGCACGGCGAAGGTGTCTTCGACCGACAGCCAGATGCTGATCGCTCCGCCGTTCAACGACCTGTACGGCTACAACATGGCCGTCTCGACGCTGGTCCCGAGCGACCTGACGAAGTCCACCGGCTCCGCCCTGTCGGCGCTGATCTTCGGCGTTTTCAGCGAGCTGATGATCGGCGTCTGGTCGGGCACCGACCTACTGGTCGATCCGTACACCGGCTCCAGCGCCGGCACCGTCCGCCTCCGCATTTTCCAGGAGGTCGATGTCGCCGTGCGTCACGCCGAGTCGTTCGCCGCGATCAAGGACATCGTCACCACCTAATAGACGAGGGGCCTGGAACTAAAACGGCGGCTTCGGCCGCCGTTTCTTTTTCGGCTTTCGTCCGGAGATTTACATATGGCTCTGCAACTCAGCGTCGCCCTCCGCAATGCGGGATTGGACGCTTATGAAACGGCCACGGGTGCGTCGGCCATCCTGCGTATTCGCAGTGGTTCTTCCCCGGCTGACTGCGCCACGGCCGATAGCGGCACGGTGCTGGCTACGCTCAACCTGCCGTCCGACTGGATGGCCAATGCTTCGAGCGGTTCCAAGGCCAAGAGCGGCACTTGGGAGGACACGTCGGCCGATGCTACCGGCACCGCTGGGCACTTCCGCATCTATGCCAGCGACGGCACGACCTGCGTCATGCAGGGCACGATCACCGCGACCGGCGGCGGCGGCGACATGACGCTGGACAACACCAGCATCGCGTCGGGCCAGCAGGTGACCATCACCAGCTTTACGATCACTGCCGGCAACGCCTAATACCTAGCGAGGCGCGGCAATGCCCACCAATACCAAGATTTCAGATTTACCGCTTGCGACAACGCTGGCGACCACAGACGAAATCGAAATCAACGCCAGTGGCGCGTCCAAGAAGGTCACAGGGCAAAATGTTTTGGACCTTGCCGCGTCTACCGCTAACACGTTCACAGCGGCTCAGACATTCCGCGCTTCTAACGCAGTGCGCTCTGAAGCAGCGTCTACGCAAGACGCTGTTGTTGTCGCGGGCCGTGCGGGAGGAACGTCTTCTTACGCTGTGACGGTTACGCCTGCGACGCTTTCCGCTAATCGCACGCTGACGCTGCCGGATGCGTCGGGCACCGTGCTTACGACGGGTGCCGCTGTTACCGTGGCTCAGGGCGGCACTGGCGCCACGACGCTGACTGGCGTGCTAAAGGGCAATGGCACTTCGGCTTTCAGCGCGGCGACTGCCGGCACTGACTATCTCGCGCCTCCGTCTGGAACAGCCATCCTGAAGGCCAACAGCGGCGGCGCTCTTGCCAATGCTGCTGCCGGTACCGATTACGTCGCGCCTGGTGGCGCACTTGGCACGCCGTCGAGCGGCACGCTGACTAACGCAACTGGCTTGCCTCTCTCGACCGGCGTAACAGGCACCCTAGCCGTGGCAAACGGCGGCACTGGTGTGACGACCAGCACCGGGTCTGGCAACAACGTGCTGTCAACGAGCCCGACGCTG